TCCACATGTTCACAAGCGCCGAGACCATGCAACGTACAAGCTCACCGTGGCTTCTCGCGTTACAAATGCTACTTCTGCCGCCAATTACACTCGTAAAAGCAAATGCAAACGCCAGGACATGATCGACGAGTTTCATCGCTTATGTCCCACGCTTCCAAAGTGGACTCCAGAAAAGCACGCACACTACATGGACAAGGCCCGGATTGAGTATGAGTCCGGACGCAGCAAACAGGCCATTGAGATGAAGCTCGATGCACACGACCCCGACAAGTCCGGTTGTGACGTTTCCAATTCGCTTAAGGCGCAGGTCATCAAGAAAGACGAAAAGCGCAAGCACAACCTCGCTATTCCGGGGCAGCTCATTTATGAGTACGACATTTCTCAGACTCTTGAGGATGCTGCATACGCATTATTCCTCGAGGAGGAGCTGTTCGCTGCATTCCCGGACATGTTTCTGTTCTACAGACGCATGAACCCTGATGACTTTGAGAAGGCTTATCAAGCTCGCTGGCGCGTCGACAACGGGGTGTACACGTCTGATGTTACTCGTTGGGACGTCGGTTGTGACGCCGGGGTCTTGAACTTCGATGAGGACGTTTTCCGTTCAGTTGGGTTTCCTTCCAAATACGTTGATGACTACGTCACCCGCAGGCTTTCCACAAGAAGCCAACACGGTCCTCTTCAAACTGCCCAGCCTTCCGGTGACAGGTATACTTGGACTATGAACACCATTCGACGTGCTGTCGTTTCTTCTATCGTGCTCCAAGTTCAGCCTGAGGACACTCTTGCAGTTAATGGCGACGATGCCGCAATGGACCGAATGGCTGACGCACTGCCTTTTCCGGACTCACCATGGATCTTCAAGAACTTAAATGGTATGCGTGGCGGGTTCAGCGGATATGAACTTGGTGGGCCGAGACCAACGTACTCTGCCCGGGAGCTGTGGTATCGGACCGCCATTTTGCTCACACGTGATCCAACCGCTCAAGAAAAGTGGGTCAACTACCTGTCTTTGCTTGAGAGGTCCGACCCTGAGGAGTGGGAGGCTCTCAACGTAGCACAAATGGCCCACAAGCACATGAAACCAGACTTGTTTGCTGCTGCTCTTCCCGAGCAATTCCACATTCATTTCCCAGGCGTCTTTGAATAAGACACCTGGTGTCACTGAGAAGCTTTCAACAAGCTTCCATTTTCTTTAATCGGAGTTATCTTATCTTTCTTTACTCACCTCCATACGTTCTTTACCTTGCTTCACTTTAGGCTCTTTTCTCCTTCCCTTAGGGGAGAACAAAAAAAAAAAAAAAAAAAAAAAAACCCCGGAGAGGAAAAGGACACAA